TTCAACTGAATGAATTCCTGCATCTCTGCCGGGACTTCATCCTCGGAGAAAATAGCGACGGCCGGGCATTCAGGCTCACACAGGGCGCAGTCGATGCACTCATCCGGGTGGATAACCAGGAAATTCGGGCCTTCGTAGAAGCAGTCCACCGGACACACTTCGACGCAGTCGGTGTACTTGCACTTGATGCAGTTGTCGGTAACGACGAAGGTCATTTCTAATTCTCTCCTCAGGCGGCGGCAGCGAAACCCTTTGTGGCAGGGCTCGCGAGGTTCGGGAGCGATAGTCTGCAGACCAGGCTAATAGCCTGCAGCATCCCAAACCGCGCGAGAGTCTACCAGCTTGCACGCGTCTGCGTTATATCCGAGTCTTAAGTGCATATAACATTTCGAGCGCTTTTCGAGGCGTCAAGTCGTCCAGGTCAAGTTTAGCCAACTCATCCAGTACCGGATGGGGCAAGCTGGCGAACATGTCGCTCTGGTGCGGCGCGCTGGCTTTGCTGCTGGATTTCTTCGGGCTGGCCACCGCGGTTTCGTGCGGCAGGGCTGTGGTTTCCAGGCGGCTGAGGTGTTCGCGGGCGCGAGTGATCACGTCGTTCGGCACGCCGGCCAGTTGTGCCACGGCCAGGCCGTAACTCTGGCTGGCCGGCCCTGGCAGCACATGGTGCAGGAACACGATGCGCTCGTTGTGCTCGGTGGCGTTCAGGTGCACGTTGGCCACCAGCGGCTCGCTTTCCGGCAACACCGTCAACTCGAAGTAATGGGTAGCAAACAGCGTATAGGCACGCAGATGCGCCAGGCGCTCGGCCGCCGCCCAGGCCAGGGACAGGCCGTCGAAGGTGCTGGTACCGCGCCCCACTTCGTCCATCAGCACCAGGCTGCGTTCGGTGGCGTTGTGCAGGATATTGGCGGTCTCGCTCATTTCCACCATAAAGGTCGAACGGCCACCGGCCAGGTCATCGCTGGAACCGATCCGGGTGAAAATACGGTCCACCAGGGACAGCTCGCAACTGGCCGCCGGCACAAAGCTGCCGATATGCGCTAGCAGTACGATTAACGCGGTCTGGCGCATGTAAGTGGATTTACCACCCATGTTCGGACCGGTGATAACCAGCATGCGGGTATCGTCGTCCAGCGACAGGTCGTTGGCGACGAACGGCGTGGTCAACACCTGCTCTACAACCGGGTGGCGACCTTGCACGATGCGCATGCACGGTTCGCTGACAAAGCGCGGGCAGTTCAGGTCAAGGTTCAGCGCACGTTCGGCCAGGTTGCTCAGTACGTCCAGTTCGGCCAGGGCGGCGGCGGTGTCCTGCAGCGGCGCCAACTGGCTGATCAGGTCTTCAAGCAGGTTTTCATAGAGCATCTTTTCCCGAGCCAGGGCGCGGCTCTTGGCCGACAGTGCCTTGTCTTCGAACTCTTTCAGTTCCGGGGTGATAAAGCGCTCGGCACCTTTGAGGGTCTGGCGGCGCTGATAATCGATCGGCGCCGACTCCGCCTGCTTGCTCGGCAGCTCAATAAAGTAGCCATGCACGCGGTTGTAGCCGACCTTCAAGTTGGCCAGGCCGGTGCGGGCTTTTTCGCGGGCTTCCAGATCGATCAGGAACTGCCCGGCGTTTTCGCTCAGGGATTGCAGCTCGTCCAGTTCGCTGTCGTAGCCGGTCTTGAGAACACCGCCGTCACGGATGATCGCCGGCGGGTTGTCGATGATGGCTTTTTCCAGCAGTGCCGCCAGTTCCGGGTAGGTGCCAGCGGTGGCCGCAAGCGCTTGCAGGTGCGGGGTATCCAGCTCGGTCATCGCCCCTTGCAGTTGTGGCAAGGCCCCGAGGGCATCACGCAGGCGCGCCAGGTCACGGGGGCGCGCGTTACGCAGGCCGATCCGCGCCAGGATGCGCTCGATGTCGCCGATTTCCTTCAGCTGTGGCTGCAGCTTTTCAAAGCGATAGCCATCCAGCAGACAGGTAATAGAAGACTGCCGCGCTTGCAGCACCGTCAGGTCGCGCAGTGGACGGTTCAGCCAGCGGGTCAGCAAGCGACTGCCCATGGCGGTCTGGCAACGATCGACCACCGATTGCAAGGTGTTATCGCGACCACCGGCCAGGTTGGTGTCCAGCTCCAGGTTGCGACGGCTGGCGCCATCGAGCACCACGGTATCGTCCAGACGCTCATGACGCAGGCTGCGCAAGTGCGGCAGGGCGGTGCGCTGGGTTTCCTTGGCGTAGCCCAACAGGCAACCGGCGGCGCCGATGGCCAGGGTCAGGGTTTCGCAACCAAAGCCTTTGAGGTCCTGCACCGAGAACTGCTGGCACAGACTTTTCAGCGCCGAATCGCGCTCGAAATCCCACGGTGCACGGCGCTTGGCCCCACGGCGTTTTTCTGCCGGCAGATCCTTCGGCCAATCATCCGGGATCAACAACTCCACCGGATTGATGCGCTCCAGCTCCGCCAGAAGGTTCTCCCAGCCCTTGATCTCCAGCACTGTGAAGTTGCCACTGGTGATATCCAGCACCGACAGCCCGAACAGACGCTCATCGCCCAACACCGCAGCGATCAGGTTATCGCGACGCTCATCCAGCAGCGCCTCATCACTCACCGTCCCCGGCGTAATAATGCGCACCACCTGACGTTCCACCGGCCCCTTGCTCGTGGCCGGGTCGCCGATCTGCTCACAGATCACCACCGACTCGCCCAGCTTCACCAGCTTGACCAGGTAACCTTCCAATGAATGGTAAGGAATCCCACACATCGGAATCGACTGCCCCGCCGACTGCCCACGCGCGGTCAGGGTGATGTCCAGCAACTTGGCAGCCTTCTTCGCGTCTTCGTAGAAGATCTCGTAGAAGTCGCCCATGCGATAGAACATCAACTGATCAGGGTGCTGGTTTTTCAGGCGCCAGTACTGCTGCATCATCGGGGTGTGGGAGGACAGATCGGACGTGTTTTTACTCATTGGGTCGTAGGCAAATTCGTTGAAAGTGATGGGGCAAAGGGGGCGCTTGGCCCAGCATTTTTTGCGATGGCGGCAAGGTTAACACGCGAGGTTAGGGCGACGCAGGTCGCAAGTAGGCGCACCGCCACAAGCCAGTGGCAGCGACCGAGTCAATACATACGATATGCAAATTAGCATTTGCCAACCCCCAAAACTCCCGTCACTATCCGCGTTATGCAAAAACGCAACGTTTCTATCGCCTTAAGAGAATTGCTGGACCGCGACCGGATCTCCCCCACGGAGCTCCACAGGCGTACCGGCGTGCCTCAATCCACGCTGTCCCGGATCCTCAGCGGAAAGATCGTTGATCCGTCGGACAAGCACATCTCACGCATCGCCGAATACTTCCGCGTCAGCACCGACTACGTGCGCGGGCGCGCACCGGTGGGCGCTTTGCGCGATGACGGGCGCGACCCGATGCATTCCGAACTCAAGGACATTAGCCTGTGGGACGACGACACCCCCGTGAACGACGACGAGGTGTCGATCCCGTTTCTGCGCGAGGTTGAATTGGCTGCTGGATCAGGGAGATTCGTCATCGAGGAAAGCGAGAAAGCCAGCCTGCGGTTCGGCAAGCGCAGCCTGCGGCATAACGGGGTGCAGTTCGACCAGGCCAAGTGCGTGACGGTGCGCGGCAACAGTATGCTGCCGGTGCTGCGCGATGGCGCGACAGTCGGGGTGAATGCGGGTAAAAGCGGCATTGGTGATATCGTCGATGGCGACTTGTATGCCATCAATCACAATGGTCAGTTGCGCGTGAAACAGCTCTATCGCTTGCCTTCCGGGATTCGCCTGCGCAGTTTCAATCGCGATGAGCATCCGGATGAGGACTACAGTTTCCAGGATATCCAGGATGAGCAGATCAGCATTCTCGGTCATGTGTTCTGGTGGGGCATGTACGCCCGTTAACCTCCCTGCGTAAGACAAAGCCCGCCAATGTGCGGGCTTTTTTTCGTCTGCGGAAAATCGCCAAACCCTTAGCCTGTAAGGCCTCGAATGCATCAATGCATTATCTGGTGGAAAATAAATGCATTTATGCATTGACTGTATATGCATACATGCATACTCTTCATCTCAAGCCAGGCAAACACGGCCTGGTGGAGGCGGCAAGGATGCTGCCAAGGAAGACAAGGAAGGCACGCAACATCGGCAAGGACGCCATCAGGGCGATGGCAGGGATGCCAGGCAACACCGGCAAGGATGCCGACGCTCTTTAGTTTTACCGCTTCAAGAACAGGCAGCGATGAACCGGCCTAATAACGGTTCAGAGGGTTGGCAACTGGCCCGGGTGTGCAGCGTAAAGCACCAGAAGCAGTTATCCGGCAGACAGGGATCGTGGTCGGAAAAACATTGAGGAAAGGTCCGTACCGCGCCAGTAGCGCCGAAAGACCGAGGACATCATTACTGAAAAGCCCGGGCAACCGGGCTTTTTGGAATGCCGACCTATAAATGGATTTACCCAAGAGCCGGCCCTTTGCCGGTAGTGCTCAGCCAGGAGGCGTGACATGACAAACGAGCAGCAAGCGTTAGCGGAAATGCCTATCTGGCTGGTGATCGTACTGGCCTTGATTGGCGGGGTGTCCGGCGAAATGTGGCGCGCGGACAAGGAGGGCGCCCGTGGTTGGTCGCTGATTCGGCGCCTGGCCTTGAGGTCGGGCGCGTGCATGGTCTGCGGGGTTTCGGCCCTGATGCTGTGTTACGCAGCCGGCATGTCGATCTGGACGGCCGGCGCCATTGGTTGCCTGACCGCCATGGCCGGCGCGGACGTGGCCATCGGCCTTTATGAACGCTGGGCGGCCAAGCGCATCGGGGTCAACCAGGCCTCGAACTCCCGCCCTGATCAGCAGTAAGCGCTGCAAGGATGCAAGCAGATGACACTTCTCGAAAAACCTTCCCAACTGCCCATGGCAATCGGGGACGCGCTGAAGAGCGCGTTCCCACAGTTGCATGTAGGCAATCACCATGACTTCCCCGACACGGGCGATAAAAACGGCATCTTGATCAGCGTGGAACGCAACGGCCCTGGCGTTCGCTCCCTCGCAGGGCGCAAGGCGCATGCCCTGTCGGTTTCACTCAAGGCGATGGTCGCCAGCGGCTCGGCACCTTTCGATGCCTGCGACCTGGCCAGCCAATTGATGGACCTGGCCCTGGACAATCGCTGGGGGCTGCCACCGGACCAGTGCGACTTGCCGACCGCGATTGTCGCGGCACCTTCAGCGCTGACCGGTGCGGAAACGGACTACGACACCTGGACTGTTTCCTTCATCCAGAACCTCTACTTCGGCCCGGTGCTGCTCGAAGATCCCACAGGCGAACCGCTGTTTGCCCGCACCTGGGAAGTGTCGAACATAGACGACCCCGACCAATATCGCCCGTTGCAGGAGTAGTCCATGTTCGATGCATTGCTACGCATGCAACTGGGGCCGATCGTCGAACGCCTGGCGGAAATGGAAGCCCAGTTGGAGGACCTGTATCGACGCGCCGAAAGCTTTTGCCGGATTGGCGTGTGCCAGGAGGTCGACGCCGCCAGCAATACCTGCAAGGTCAGCCACGGGGACTTGCTCAGCCCGGCGATCAAGTTTTTCAACCCGAGCGCTGGGGCGCAGACCGAAACCCGCATCCCTTCAGTGGGCGAACAGTGCCTGCTGCTTAATTATGGCGGCGGGGAAGGCGGCGCGCAGTCCGTGGCGTTGTTCGGCCTCAACAGTAGTCTTTTTCCGCCCGTATCCGGCGATGCGTCGCTGACGCGGCGGCGTCATCAGGACGGCACCCAAAGCGACTACGACGACACCCGTCATATCTTCAACTGGGTTAACGGGCCAACCACGTTCAGCGGCTCTCGCGAGCAGGTCGACGTCAAAGTCGGTGCTGCCAGCCTGACCATGAACGCCCAGAGCATCACCCTGCAACTCGGCGCCACCGGCTTATTGCTGGATGCCGCCGGTGTGCATTTGAGCGGCCCGTTGGTGGATCACCAGGGCCGTGTGATCAGCAGCGCTTAAGGATTTGCCATGATCGGAATCGATAGGAATACCGGGGCAGCCGTCGATGACTGGCTGCAATTCGTGCAGCGCGCCACCCGAGCGCTGACCACTCCCGTAGGCACCCGCCAGAAGCGCCCGTTGTACGGCTCGTTGGTCCCGCAACTGCTTGGCCAGAACCTCGGCGATGACGTGCTGATCCTTGCCCAAAGCCACGCCGCCCAAGCGTTCTATAACGCCCAGAACGGTATCGCCGACTTTCAACCCCAAGTCATCGTCGCCACCCGCCAGGGCGCAGGTTTGTTGCTGCGTTTTGCCGGTACCTGGAAAAACCGTCAACAAACCTTCGAGGTCGTGACATGAGCATGTTGATCCCTGGCCAGAACCAACTGGCGGAGCCGGCCATCATCGCGGTCGACGAGTTCGAACCGTTATTGGCTGAGTTCAAGGCCTTTGTCGTCGACTACGTCGCCACCCGAGCGCCGCAAAGCGCGGCCAAACTCAAGGTCAGCCTCGACAATGAAAGCGAGCTGCTGACCCTGGCCCTGGAAGCGTTTTGCGTGCGCTTGCAAACCCACGAGCGCAAGTACAACGCCCGCATCAAACAGATGCTGGCGTGGTGGGCCACCGGCAGCAACCTGGATGCACGCCTCGCCGATATGGGCCTGGAGCGCCAGGTGCTCGACCCCGGTGACCCGGCCGCCTTCCCGCCGGTGCCGCCGATTCTGGAAAGCGACGACGACGCCCGCCTGCGTTACTACCTGGCCCCACACGCCCCGGCGGCAGGCTCGCGCATGCAATATCGCCGCGAGGTGTTCACCCTCGGCGAGCGGCCGTCGGTCAAGGTGCAAAACGCCACACCAGGTGTGGTGACCGTCAGCTACACCTTTGAGCCGGACGGTTACGCCGCCCAGGTCAAGGACGGCAACGGCCGGCGTACCGCCCCAGGTGAGGTGATGGTCACCGTGCTTTCCAGGGAGGGCGACGGCACGGCCTCCGCCGATTTGCTTGACGGCGTGCGACGACATTTCGCACGGCCGGATGTAAGGCCCGAGACTGACTTGGTCACCGTGCAAGGTGCGCAGATTCAACGCTACAAGATTCGCGTACTGGCCAAGATCAACGCCGGCCCGGATTCGGGGTTGACCCAAATCGCCGCGCAACAGCTGTTGCAAACCTACGCCGACTCCTGCCATCGCCTGGAAGGCCGTGTCGACCCAAGCTGGATCGACTACGCCATCCACAGCGCTGGCGCCGTGCAGTTGCAGATCCTCGAACCGCTGGAGCCGATCATCAGCACCGCGTTCCAGGCCCCGTATTGCACGGGCGTCGAGGTGGAGGTGCGCACGCTATGAGTGAACCCAAAGCGAGCCTGTTGCCGGCCAACAGCTCACCGTTGGAGAAAGGGCTGGACCTGGGCTTCGGCCAGTTGCTGGAGCGGGTAACACCACCGTTCCCACAGTTGATGGACCCAAATCGCACACCGGCGGCGTTCTTGCCCTACCTGGCAGCGGACCGCGCGGTGAACGAATGGAGCACTACGGCGCCCGAGGCCGAGAAACGCCTGACGGTCAAACTCGCCTGGCCCACCGCCCGCCAGGCTGGCACCCGCCAAGCCCTGGAAAACGCCGCCAGGGGCCTGCAACTCAGCCCCGAAGTGCGTGCCTGGTACGAGCAAACACCACCGGGCGTGCCCTACAGCTTTGCCGTACGTGCTTGGACCGAATTGCCCTACAGCGAAACCATCGACGCCCGACTCGACCGCCGCCTGGCTGACGCCAAAAGCGAGCGCGACATCCTGTCGATCTCCGTAGGCCTGAGCGCCTCCGGCAACCACAGCATCGGCGCCGCCACGCTGTGCGGCGAACTCACCTCGATCTACCCCAACGTGCTGGCAGGCGTCGAGGCCTCAGGGCGCGCCTTTATGGCAGCCGGCCTCTACACCGTTGAAAC